TGCTTGATGACAGAACGTTTATAGCTTATAGAGATGGACATTTAGGAGCATTTGAAAGAGAAGGAAGTGGGCGGCTACCAATTAAGAGAAAATATGGACCGTCTGCTCCGCAAATGTTGGGACCAACAACACAGTTGCCTGATCTTGATGAGTTTATGTCTCAAAAATTAAATGAAAGGTTTGAACACGAGTTGGATAGACTCTTGTCAATGTAATTTATGAGTATTAAAGTTATTGAAAAAAGTTTGTATGACTTTTTGTGTGAGGAATTTAAAGATACCGATTATCAAATATTCCGAGGGGCGTTACCAGTTAGGAGATACGGTGAAATTGATAAAAACACGGGACAGAAAAAGCCGTTTTTTCCTTGTGTGACATTAAGGGCTTTGAGCTTGAGACAAGTTACGGAAGGAATGGACAGTTATGATTGCGACGCTACTTTTGAAATAATAGTTGGTACTAAAAACGAAGATTATATTGATAATCTTTACAAAGGTGAAGAAATCAGAAGCAAACTTTTGACTAAAGTTTACGATGAAAGAGGCTGGGCAATACGGGAAGATAAGGAATTTAAGTGTGATTTATATAGCGATGAGTTTGGAGATTTTATATTTTCAAGAATTACATTTACGGTTTGGGATTATCCTGTTGAGCCTGAAATTTTGAAGGAGGAATAATGGAAGATAGAAAACAGTATTTTTATTTAGGAGATACGCTGGATTTTAAAGATTTTAGATTTACAAAAGGAGTTACATATTTTGAAAATGATTTAATAAAAGAGAAATTTGAGAAATATCCACTTTTGAAAAAAATATTAGTAGATATTAATGAAGTTAGTACAGCGTTACAAAATGAAAAGTTAATTGAAGCAGTAACACAGCAAATTAGAGAGCAAATAGGATAGGAGGAAAATAATGGGATATAAACACGGAACTTATCAGAGTGAGACGTCAAGTGATATTTCCTTGCCGATAGTGCTGGATTATGGGCATTTTCTAGTAGGAATGGCTCCGATGAATAAGGTTAAAAAAGAGAATAGAAAAGTAAATGAACTTGTAAGATTAGGAACTTACAAAGAGGCAATTCAATATTTTGGAACTACTTATGATCTAGATTTTTCTATTTCACAAGCTATAAAAGTATTTTTTGAATTGTATAGTGTAGCTCCACTTTATGTTGTGAACATTTTGGATATAAATAAACATAAAACCAGCATGAAAACAACCAACGGCTTGGAATTATCAAACGGTAAAGTGCTAATTAAAAACCATAAAATAATTACAGATACATTGACAATCAAGGAAAATACAACTTCACAAATTATTTCAGACGCAATAACAATGTGGACTGATGAAGGGCTTGAAATTTATGCGACACCTTCGAATGGAAATAAAATTGATATTGAATATGAAGAAATTGATTTATCAAAAGTTACAAAAGCACAGGCTTTAGGCGGATATGATAATTCAACTATGAAAAGAACAGGTTTAGAGTTGCTGGATGAAGTTTATTTAAAATATTCAGAATTACCGGCATTTATAGATGTTCCTGATTTTTCAGGTGATAGTGAAGTTGCGGCGATTATGCAGACAAAAGCTAAAAATATAAATGGAAATATGTTTGAAGCTATAGCGTTAATTAATGCACCTATTGATAAACCCTATGATCAAATACCGAAATGGAAAGATGATAACAATGTAAATGGAAACGATCAAGCGGTTTTATACGGGAAATTAGGATTATCAGGTAAAAAATACATTCAATCTATTCAGTATGCAGCTTTGTCTTTATCGGTAGATAATGAAAATGGTGGAGTTCCATCACAAAGTCCTTCAAATTTTTCATATAAATGTGACAGTTTGTATTGGAAAAATCCAAGTGGCAGTCTTGAAAACATAATATTAGACAAAGAGCAGCAAGCAAATTTATTGAATAAAAACGGAGTAGTAACAGCTATCAATTTTAAAGGCTGGCGTTGCTGGGGTTCTGAAACGGCACTTAATCCAATGGCAACAGATCCGAAAGACAAATTTATTTATGGTCGTAGAATATTAAAATATGTCGGAAACGAATTAGTTATAAGCTATTTTAACCAAATTGATAAGAAATTTTCTAAAAAATTAGCTGAAACTATTACAAAATCAATGAATATACGGCTTAATGCACTTGTTGCAAGAGGAGATTTATTAAGTGCAAGTGTGGAATTATCGAAAGAAGATAATGATGTAACAAACGTTATTAATGGTGATATTACTTGGATTATTAAATTAGGAATTATTCCAGGATTAAAATCACTTGAATTTAAGAAAAAATATGATGTGGACGCATTAACAGAGTTTGCAAACAGTTTAGGAAAATAGGAGGAATTAGGAAATGGCAAAGACAAAATTACCTTTGGCGATTGTGGATGCCGATTTATACATAAATGGAACAAACAATCTTGAAGGTGTCGGGGAAGTTGAACTTCCGAACATTGAATATGCAACGGTAACAACAGAACAGCTTGGAATGGCAGCAGAATTTGAAGCTCCGTTAATTGGGCACTATAAAAAAATGTCTGTAAAAATAAAAATGGATAGCATGAACGATACATTGCTGAACTTTAATAATAGCGATTCTATTCAAGTTGAATGCCTTGGAGCGTTGCAAGAATTAAATAGAATGACGCACTCTCCAAAAATAACTGGAGTAGACGCTACAATGAAAGGATTTATTACCAAATTTGATGGACCAAAAGTTCAGAATGGTAAAAAATTTGAAGGCTCATTTGATATGAGCTTAACTTATTACAAACTAACTATAAACGGCAAAACAATTATTAATATAGATGTGTTGAACGGAATCGCTAGTGTAAATGGTGATTACAATAATATTGTCAGAAAATTGTTAGGACATATTTAAGGAGGAGAAAAAGAATGATTGTAAAATTAACAAAAGAGTACGAATTAGGAAGCAAAAAATACAAAGAAATAGATTTAAAACTGGAGGATTTAAACGGAGCAGATTTAATGGAATGCTCTAAAAATTATAAAGCTAGAATGAAATCAAATGCTGAAAACTTTAAAGATTTTGATGATGCTTGGGCATTAACAGTGGCTGAAAAGGCATCAGGGGTTAAATATGGGCATTTGTTAATTTTAGGTGCTGAAGACTTCTTGAAAGTAGTAAATCAAACTAAGAATTTTTTAGTAAAAGGTTGGGGAACTCCAGAGGAGGAGACTCCAACGATAGAGGAATAATAGATGATTTTCTTGATTTAATCACAGATTTGTTGGGCGGACTTAACTATTTTAAAACGAATATCAGTTATGAAACGCTTATGAAATGTACATTTGATGAGCTGGATTACTGGATAGCAAGAGCTAATAAACTGATTGAGGAAGAAAAGATAAGACAGGAAGAAAGTGAATAAAAAAAGGGGGACTAGTCATTTCCCCCAATGAAAATCGATAAAAATTTAAATAGAACGATAATTAGAGCTATAACCGTAATTAAAGGATTTATAGCAAACATGAATGATAGAAATATAAACAAGAGAAATAGCGATGGAATAGATACGATAATACCAAACAGTATTATTAAAGTTATTTCTATCGGAGTGTATTTTTTATCTGTCTTATTAATTTTCATAAAATTCACCTCTTTGATTTATTTAATATATTATACCATATTTAAGAGAAAAGGAGGTAAAATGTGGCTAAAAATTTGGAATTAAATATAGTTTTGGGAGCAGCTGTTGCTGGTGCTATAAATGGGATGAGCCAAGTTGCAAATGCTTTAAAAAATACAACAAAATCAGTCAAGGAATTTGAAAAAAAAATAAAAAGTATGGAAAAAGCACAAAGAGCGTTTCAAAATATGGATAAGGCTCGTGAAGGATTAAATAAAATTAATTCAGAATATAAGAAAGCAGCTGAACATTTGCAAAAATTGAAAGCCGAATATGAAAGAACTGGAAGTAGTAATAAACAACTGGCTAAGGAAATAGAACAGGCAGAAAAAAATGTTGGAAAATTGAATAAGCAAAAAGAACGACAGCAACATGTGTTTGAAGCTGCAAGAAGTAAGATAGAAGCGGAAGGCGCTAGTTTATCTAACTACAGAAGCAAGGTTCAGGAAGTTGAAAAAGAAATCGAAAAAATGAACAAACTGAAAGAAGCTCAAAAAAGATACGATGCTAGACAAGAAACTGTTGGGAAAATGAGAGACTTTGGAGATAAACAGCTGAAGCAAGGTTTGGGAATAGCAGGAGCTTTAACTGTTCCTGTAAAGATTGCTCTTGATACCCAAGAAAGTCAAGCTGATTTAAAAAAAATGGTAGACGGTGCTGAAAAATATTATGGAAAACTTAGAAATATTTCGGAAAGGTCAGCTTTATCTCAAGCCAAAGTGTTTGAAATGGCTGGAGCTTTG